ACGTCCTGCTCCTTCTCTTTTTCCTCCGTGTTCCATTTTGAAATAATTTGATTAATCAAGTGTTAATATATAATAGAAATTACTCGTATTCGTTTGGTAGCATTAGTCTTATGCCTAATTCAGTCATTGCCCATATTCTTATTTGGTCTGCATATATCTCAAAAGCTTTGCTATCCATTCTAGCTGTAGACTTGACTACTTGGATTCCTACATTCCTATCGTTTATCTCTATGCTATTCCATTCACTTGAGAACTTGACCTTTAGCAAATCGTGAATTTCGTCGGGGAAGTAACCTAGTTCGTTTGATAAGACTTGGACAATACAACTCCAATAATAGTTATTCTGCATATTGCTTCTTGTGTTTCTTTGTTTCTTAACGTCTACTAAATAGTCATTCCCTAATTCCTTTAAATAGTTTATCAGAGTTTGCTTATCTTTATCACACTTTATCACGAACTTCATTAGTCAAAAGATTCATTAACTCCTCTTGAACCTACTAGCTTTTCTTTTGCTCCTGCCCATAACTTATCTCTGTTCTTAGTTAGACTTGGTTCTGTTCTTTGAAGTGTTGGCATACCTTCGGTTGGTATGCTATCCATATACTTTCCGCATTCGCACTCAGCTTCTTTTGCTACCCAATCTCCATCTCTGTATACTATTGTAACTTTAGATAGTTCTTTAGTCTTTCCACATTCGCAAGTGTATAATGTCATTTCTTTAGCTTATCTAATTCAAACTCTAAATGATTAATTGCTTTCTGTATACATTCAATAGGACTTGCGTGTTTCCTATCTGACCTTAGTAGATAAGTTACAGCCGTTCCTACATTATAAGATAAATCAAAGTCTTCTATAACTTTACGAGCTTCTATTTTATAACGCTTTCCTATGTAGTAACTTGGTATTCTATTATTTTTCATTTATTCTATCGTGTGCTAGTCCTCCTGTTCGTGTTTCTACTTTATCCATTTTCCAAAGGAACTTTTCTGTTGTCCTGTTCTTAATTCTTGTTTCTATTATACTCATAAGAATAACTACAAAGAAAAAGATTGCTGTTAAGATGCCTAGTATTGTAAATATTATCATTTGCTTAAAAGTTTTAGTAATTGACTAGATGTGTATATGCGGTCATCTCCATCATAGTTTTCATATATGCAGGTAAAGTTGTCATCCTTCCAAGTCCACAACGCCCTTACATTCTTTTTGATATTGTCTTTCAATATCCACTTAATAGTTTTGTAAGTTCTTTCTTCTTCTTTCATATCTATTGTTTTAGTTCTTTGATTCTTTCTTTTATAGCATAATCTACGCCATAATACTTACCTGAATGGTCAATAAATGTTTCCAACTCATCAATTAATCTTTGATTCACATAGTGTTCAATGTATGCCTTTAGAGAATCCCTATTAAACCCATATAAGTCTAACATTTCGTCTATTGTTTTTGTTTCTTTCATAATCTATGCCCTTGTTAGTGAGAGGGACTTTACTCTTTTGTCACAAGTATATCCTATTTTTGTGACAGATTTGTCTTTTAAATTGATTAATAAACTATCCTTATTATATGCAATTACATTCTTTAAAGTGTATTTCACCTCTATTATATTTACTTGCATATAGTTAATTGTATTGGGGAGGTAACCACACCCCCCCTTTACTACTCAGGGCTGAAAAATTAAAGCTCTTAGGTCTTACCCTTTATTGATTAATTATTTCCTGAGTATTCTTTATATATCTTTTTTATTCCATCAAAGCAAGCTGCTATACAAGAACCACAATTAGTTGCTGTTGAGTAGTTCGTGTTATGTAACGTGTTGTATATCTCTATCATCTTCTTCTTAGCCGTTTGGTCTTTAGCTCTACCTGTTTTTAAGTCAGGCCATAAAGCAATAATCTCTGCTATTATTTCTTCAGGTATATCTGTTCTTACTTCTACCTCTGTAGTCTTACTCCAATACTTCTGTGGACATTCCTGTGTTGCTATCCTTGCTTTCACTTTCATAAAACATAAGCACCTCTTACATTGTCCTGAAGGCTTGAAGTAATATACGCAAGACTTACAGATACTTATTCTATCTTCATATATTTCTTTATGTACGAAAAACTTATTCATTAAGCTTGTATTTTAATTGTACTCTTACTTTGTCTATCGTTGTAAACAAGCTGTTTCTACTTATACCTGTCTTCTTAGCTAGTGAGTCAAGTGTATTGTTCTCGTGGTAGTATAACTGAAAGACCTTAGTATCGTACCAAGAAAAACTCTCTAAGGCTTTATCTATCTTTTCTAGGCTAGTCCATTGGTAATCGTTAGTTATCTCGTTAGGGAGGTTGTAAAGGTGTTTAGATGGTATTGTTTCTCCTGTTTCCATTTCGTTATAAGTAACTGCACTTGTTAAACTATCTATGTGTGTGTAATACTTCTTGTATTTATAATAGTAATTACTTCTAGGACTTGTCAATGCTCGTCTTAGTGCTACTGCTCCATAACGAGTAACTCCATCAATTCCATCCTTTTCGTAAATCGCAGAAAGTGTAGATTTATTCATACTTAGGAGGTATAGCATAAGTTCCTGAACTGATTCATTCACTTCATTTTCGTCTGATGTTAGTCCGTAAGCCATAGCCCTGAACTTGTCTGATAGCTTAGATATTTCTTCATATATCTCAGTCATTTATAGGTTCTATCTTATCAATCTTATTTACTGTGTCCTGAACTAATTCATCTAAAACAACTCTGTAAGCTCTAACAACTGCTGCATTACTTCTTGTTTCTACTCCTGCAAAGAATCCATTAGTAGCTACTGATAAATTAATAGGTATTATCAACAACCAATCCCAAAAGTTATTCTCTCTCTGTCCTTCTCCATAATGATTTGAATACTCCAAGATAATATCTACAACTTCTAAATAATTATTGTATCTACTTTTTGTACTTACTTCTTTTGCAAACTCTTTGCACATTGTAATATAAGTTTCAATGATTACTCGGTGTTCATTATTTGCGTAGATTGGTTCTATCATACGCCAAAGATAATCAATTTGTTACGCAATTCCTTTTTCTTCTTTTAAGTTTTCAACAAGTTTTTTGTAATAACTTATTTGTTCTTCATATTCTACTCTTGAAATCTTAAGTGTAGTCCTAGCTAGTTGCTCTAGTTCTTCTGCTCTACCTTCCCCATACTTTTCATCAAGCCTAAGTGAGAAAAGGTACTGTTCTCCACTACGGAAAATATTACAAGCGACACACTGCACTTCACAATTTCCGTCTTCTGAAAATCTTGTTGCTAGGTGTTTCCTAGATTGGAAATGACCATTTTGCATACCTCCTGTCTTGTAATGACCTACCTTGCCACACGTGAAGCACTGACACATACCATATTCATTTGCTGAACGCAACCTTATGAAAACGCTGAAGATAGTATCTAACTCCTTTTTTAATTTACTAATTGTTTTCATATCCCAAGTCTTTACGCCATTTGTCTTGCAATATGCCTTTCCTTAAGTTATACTTTTCCCCTCTGTATTTAGGTTCTTCTTCCTGAAGCTTTGCCCTTGCTCTTTTTATGCTTGGTGATGATGTTAATTTATTAGCTGCATATAATGCTAAGAACTGACTTACTTCAAAACCTTTTTCAATTAATTCTTCAGACCAAATATTAGAACAGAGTCTGTTGTCATCATCTTTTAGACTAGGGTACTTATCTAAATAATGTCTTACTTTCTCTTTAGTTTTCATCTTTTGATTTTCTAGGTTGCCTAACTACAGGAACGTATCTATACACTTGAGGTTGCTTAAAACCAAACATCATTTGGAAACTTCCTGTTTTTACAGGGTCGTACAATTTTTCTTTCTTCATCTTAATAATTTTATAGGTTCTTGATAATAAGGAGTCTTTTCTTTAGGCTGTCCTAATGTCCTAACTTGATAGGTTGCGTCATCAATTACTTTCTTGTGAGCATACACCCACTTATAAAAGGTTCTGATGTTTAAGAATGGTTCGTCTTTACCAAATCTTACTCCAATATGAAATGCATCTAGTATTTGATTCCAAGTCATATTACCAAATCTTTTCTCTTGTATTAAGTCTGATGCAAATATCTTACTTAGACTAGCTAGAGTTTGAGCGTCTGACCTGTGTCCTATCTCTACTGAAGTCTTGCCTAATAAGTCTAGTACTTTTTCAGTTAATGTTTGTAGTTCTTCTTTTTTTAGTGGTATCATAATTTAATGCTTTTTAATATTTTTAATTCTTCTAGTTTTTCAAAAAATAAACAATCAGATATTTCATCTAACTCACAACCATTAGAATTTTGTAATATATCAGGAATCATACCATTAGTGTACCATACTGATACAATGTTTAATACTTGAAGTTCCGTTAAACCTAAGTCTTTTATAATATTTTCGTTATAATCTATATTCATAATAATTCTTTAGCTTTTTGCCATTCATTAATTTGTGCATCTAACTTAGACATACTTTTTGTATTAGACTTTGGTTTATCCCATTTCTTTTGATTCGCTGCCCAAGTCTTTATTCTTAGCTTTGTACTCCAAGTTTTGTTCAATTCAAATTTCATTTTTGTATTAGACTTATTAGGTTCTGTCCAATAATCAATAAAGCCATTTAAAATACTTTCATCATAATCAAAAGTTAAAACTTCAAAAACAAAATCATTACGCCTATTAGATATAGTATTATTAGTTATTCTTATTTCTTTATTCTTATTAATAGTTTGCGTTTTTTTAACAACTTGTTTTACGCTTTCTTCACAACTAGTATTGAAATAACTTAACAACTTGTTTTCAATTATTTTAAAGTGTTGTTTTGCAGGAATACCTACTACTTTAGTTTCAATTACTCCTAAGTCTTTTAAGTTCTTAATTGCTTTTCTTTGTTGATGTGAAGTTAGACTTGTATCACTTTCTATGTTCTTAGCTGTGTTAAAAAACCAACCATCTGTCATTCCTTTAGAAATAAAGTATTCTTCTTTACTAATTAGGTCAGCAAGTAGGACTGCCGATTTTAATCCTACCTGCTTCGCTAGTTCTTTGTTTACTATTAAAAATGCTGTACTACTTAATAAGTGTTTCATTATATAACTTTGTATTCATAATGGTATTCTTTGAGTGCAAACTTAATAATTTCAATAACATTATAGAAGTCTTCTTGAGTTAATTGTAAAATAACATAGAACTTTCCTGACCTTAATGCTAGTTCTGTACTGAACTTTTCACTTGAATTTATATTATGTTTGTCAAGGAATTTCTGAAAACCTTCTTGAGTCTTAAACCGCTTCTTTTTTTTCTTTTGATTACAGTAGGCAATGTAAATATCAATGTAAGCTTTTCTGTATCGTTCATACGATTTATAGTTTGATGCGTGAAACTTCTCATAATGATTAATACAAGTTCTATCTCTACCAATACCTTTTCCTATAATATCTCTGTGTATGTTTTCTTCCTGTCTAGCTATTACACTTATAACTGCTCTTGGTATTTGGAATTTCTGCTCCCTTGACCTGCACGTTAAAGAGCCTTTAGGCAACCCTACTAACTCTGTAGTAAGGTTGCATAAATCCTTAAATTTTTGTCTATCTGTCATCTTAGAATGGTAAGTCTTCAGATTCAGCTACTACAGGTGTTTCTTCCTTAGTATTCTTAGTAAACCACCAACCATCAATATTGTGGAAGTATTTTCCATTGTACTCTCT